TGAAGGAAGAATTGGGCTTGAAGACCGCCAGATATGTGCGTGAAGTTATCGCAGAAGATGGCACTTCAAACATCGTATACGAATTGGTTTTCGACAAGGATAAAGCTGATGTTGAAGCCGAAGCGGAATTCACGATGCAATGCTGGTTAGACGGTGAGCGTTCTAATGTGATTTTTAAAACGAATTGCAAAGATGCCGCCATCTCTTTCAAGAAAGCAGCTGAAGACAAAATTCGGATTTTTTCTGGAGCCCCTGTTGCCATGGTTGTGATTGCGCGAATGCTCACATTGACCTTGGTTAATTCCATGACCTACTTCCCCTCTGAATTCGAAAGTGCCGTCGGCGTTGATGCCGCTGGTCGCGATTGGGAATACTTGGCTGATCATTTGAGCCAATTCTCTGGAGGCAAGCGCTGTGGTGATGGGGATTTCTCTTCCTATGATCAAAAACTCAGACCAGAAGTGACCCTTGGTGCGTTCGAGATTCTCCGGATGTGTCTTGTGGAATGTGGTTTCACAGATGAGATGCTCAGTCTATTTGATGGCTTAGCAACGGAATGTGTTTACCCAATCTATGAGATTGATGGCTTGATTGCCAAGGTTTTCGGGACAGGACCCTCAGGTCATGCCTTAACTGTCGTGATCAATGGTTTGTGCAATTGTCTCTACATGAGATATGCGTACTATGCCATGCACGAGCGACGATTGAATGTCAAACTAACCATGGGTGTCATCCCTTTATTCCACTTGCGTGTGGCCTTGATGACATATGGCGATGATAACAATTTCGAAGTTCACCCTGAGGAAGAAGTCTTCAACATGATGACTGTCGGCGAGGAACTATCCCGCATTGGAGTTGATTACACCGATGCCAACAAAGAAATCTCGACCGTGCCTTTCAAGACATTGGAAGAAATTTCATTCCTGAAGAGGTCGTTCTGTGTACACCCGCAGCTGAAGAAGCGTGTGGGCACTCTGACCATTGATTCCATTTTCCGCTCCCTTCTATTGAGTAAGAAAATCGGAAAAAATTGTGATGAAACAGAGGCTCAGATTATGGCTGGAAACATGCAGCAAGCTCTATTTGAGTTCTACCTGCATGGTGAGGATGTCTATTGGAAGTACCATGAAATGTTTGAAGATTTCAGAGGTCTTAAAGACTCCGGTGGTTACACCATTGGCAACTACTATGACCCCCCCACACCAGAGAAGATCCAGGAGCGATATTTCAATAGCAAGTGCTGCTATACCAAAGCACAGGCTATACTGAAAGGGCTGAAACCACAAGGCGGAGCAATGTCCGTAGAAGAAATGGAGATTTTTAACTCTGGAACACCTCTAGGACCGAAACTGACACAAGATGAAACGAATCGAGTATGGTTCAGCGTGCTCGGATTCCCTCCTTGGCCGACTATATGGAAAGGCCGTGAAGGGACTCTAGCAAGACACTGTGTGCGCGTTGCTGCTAGCACTGATGATCCCATTGAACGCCATCACTATGTGGCTATGGCTTGGTTTTGTGGTTATTGCCCAAACGCGAGCAACTACATGCCCACTGTTGCTTATGGAGCTATCCCTATGATGACCTGGCAGGAGATCAGGTATCGCAAATGGACTTCTGGTGAAGACCCCACTAATGTAGATAGGTTGTGGGGCGGCGATTTCCGGCTCAAAAGATTCAGCTTCCACCTCAAGGAAATGCGCATCAGATTCACAGAGAAGGACCTCAAGAAAGCCCAGCTACTGGCTGGCATCCGCTATGCACTTGGTAGTATGGAAACTACATGCATAGCATTTGGGATTGGATCGCGCGAAAGCCTCCATCTCAACCACTGGCGGAATATCCACCGAAAGAAACAAAATCTCGTATTACCCCTCCCAGAGGAGTTGACTCGTTACGTTTGGACTTTCCTACAACCCGATATGGTCCGCCTTATGATCACACCAGACAAATTCTCAGTGTGGGTTACACCCGACTTAGTCGGTAATGAAACCGAGGCGAATCTGCACCTGAATCTGGCTTTTGGTCACCCCGCTCTTGCAACAGCGGCGGAAGAATTAAGAAATGCCTACGTTGGGATTTAGCCTAATAAGCTTTGTCCTGGGAAAAATGTAAATATTAATAAAAATGTAAATAAGTGCGAAGATCCTTGCACGCAGTCAATTTTGGATCCCTTGAATGTAGCCGACAAGATTCGGTTAGCGTCGGATGGCGCGAAATTACAGCCTCAGGCAGGTCAATTCTGCTATGAGGCCAAGGGTCAGGAGGACCAAAAAGAGAAGATAACAGAATTCTTTGAAGCTGACCCCAATTACACATGTGTTGTGGAAAGCGAAATCAATGATGAAACTCGTATGAACACCACCCAAAGTATTGAAGCCTTAGAAGATTTCTTTGCTCGACCGGTGAAAATTGCCGCAAGTACATGGGCTGTTGGAGGAGGATTGGATGTCCCTGGATTACGAGTGTGGTCACTATGGATGAAGAATAAACGTGTTGCTAATCGATTATCGAATTTTAAAAATTTTCGCGGTAAACTTCATGTAAAGTTCATTTTGAATGGTAATTCTTTTTACTGGGGTCGAGCGTTTGCTTCTTATACACCCTGGACATCGAATCCATTTAAGAGTCAGGCCAATTCGTGGTTAGATTATCCTGGTGCCACAATGAGACCCCATATTTGGATTGATGCCTGTACATCACAAGCTGGTGAAATGGTACTTCCATTCTTTTACCCTGATGATCATTTTGATCTTATATCAGGTGATCCTGATACATTGGGTAATTTGTGGATATATAGTCCAGTGGGACTACAACATGCACAATCCAATACACAGTCTTTGACTCTCAC